AAAGACCTTTTCATTTCTGTGATGATGAATACGGGAAGAATACCCATTTTTTGAGCACTGATTGCCAACTCAAGTAATGCTGTTGTTTTACCAGTATTACTGTGACCTCTCAACAATGAGATGTGACCCATAGGGGCCCCAGCAACCGAGATCGATTGCTGGAGTGCTTTTGAGAAAGGAATCCATCTTTGTTCCTTGAACTTTACGTTTGTATTAAGGAGTTTTTTCTCCTTAAAACGCTCAAGGTCAAAGTTTCCCTGAATTTGGGCAGATACTGCCTCAGTAAGCGATTTTTTAGCCATAATTAGAAGGGCAAATCATCATCATCACCAAACAAAGCATCAAACTTGTCAGTTTTAGTTGCTTTAGGTTCTAATGAATAATTAGATTTTACAGGTTTAACTACTTCTTCCTCATCTTCCTCTACTACTTGGGTAGCAGGAACTTCCTCTTCAGGGTTTAACCACTCTTGTAACAAACGCTTCATTTCATCAAATTCATAACGCTTGTACAATTCGGTTGGGTTGGGTTGCTCAGATAACCATCTTTTAATGGTTTCTTTGTCCTCAGCCAAATTCGATTGTTTGGTTTTAACACGAATTGAGGATTTGTTGTAGGCAGTACCTGTAACATCTGGACCTACTGTATCAACAGTAATGTCTCTTCCTTCTAAAATGTCGGTGTAGTCCCCGATGTCCTCATCATCAGCTAATGACAAGAATTCTAGGTAAATTTCTTTACCAAATTCCCACAAACGAACACCCAAATGCTCTTCACCACGTACGATTACGGGAGCGAATACACGCATTTTAGGATCCAATTTTTTAGCCAATTTCCAATTTTCTTTGTCTTGGGTTTGGCGTAATTGTTTTGAAAATTCCACAATAGGATCTTTTTCACCAAAATTCATTGGGGAAATCATGGTACGATTTCCGATACCATAGTGGAAATACAACTCTTTAAATGGGTTTGTTTTGTCAAACGCGGATGGAACAATACGGATAACCTGCTTACCAACCGAAGGTTTCCAAAAGAATTTTTTGCGGTCCTCACCTGTATTTTTCTTACCAGGTTTGGTTTGCATGGCATTTAGCCTCTGTTTAATCTGATTTAAATCCATATAACTTTTTGTTTATGTAACTAAATATAAAAAAGAAAGCTTGGATAACCAAGCTTCTTTATCAAAGTTCAACAATTTTATGAATTTTTGTCTTCAGCTGTTTTAACTCATCATGCTGAGTGAGTAAGATTGTGTTTTTATAATGTTGCCAATTGATTTTATAATTTGTATCAACTACCCCATCATTTAGTCTCTTAATTAACTCATTTAGAGCATTTATTGTATACAAAGTATTTGATTCTTTTTTACGGTGTACCAGTATGGTATGTTCGGGAACATAATCGATATTGTTTTCAACAATATTGTATGTACAGACATACTCGTTGTTGCTTTTTATGTATAAAACAAATATTTTATTATATGCTATTGTATAGTATTGTTTAATCTCTTCTACAAAGTAATCAACCTGTGATTCCTCAACAAAGGTGCAGAATAACTTGTTTGAAAATGCCATCTCTTCAGTGTCGGTTTGACAATAAATATCACAGGGAACAAAGGCTATCATAGTTGGGTCCAAATTTAATTTTTACGGTTAACTCGTGTTGACTAAACACATCTTTTATTTGCTCGAGTAGTTCCTTTCCATCACTTTTCGCATAATCAAGCAAAATAGAATCATATACATATAATACCGGTTTGGTTTGTTTGCCCCTCAATAACGTGATAATCTTACGTAATATAATGGTATTTAATGCGGTCTCGTAGTTTTGAAGTATATAATTGAATAATTTATATGGGTTAGGATTTTCAACATTTTCAATACAATATCCTGAAAGTGGTACAATAACTTTACCGGAGTTATTGTAATTTTTCCAGTTATTGTCTATGTATTCTTTACATTTGGCAAAGAAGGGTATATCAAGATATTGTTCTTGTATTCCACCATATAATTGTCTAAATACATTTTCCTTGCCTACCTCCTCATATAGATGAGAGATATTAAAATTTTCACCCATTAATTTATTTGCTAAAGTAGGATGGTAAGAGGAAATATCAAATTCAATCAACAAATCATTTTGTGGAATGAATGATTTTCGGGCACCACTTTCTTTGTTTAGGGCAGCAAAATTAATGCCATTAAAAGCATTACTTGGTCGGCGAGTGGTTGTGTAAAGATTGTAGCTGGTAAAAATTCTATCATCTTTGATTGAATATGAGGGATCGTGTATTTCATAAAACTTGTTAAATTCATAATTATCTATATATATTCCGTTTTTTTCTACCATGTAAAATACAGGGGCTGCCTCATTATTATAAAAATGGAAATGTTGAGGTTTTTCTGAAAGTATTGTTGGTTGAACCTTTTCATAAATCAATTCACACCTTTCATAGTGTTTTACAATAGGGATTATTTTATTTATATCCTCTCTATCCCCATATCTTTGGTAAAAATGTTGGTGAACTGGTGTATTAAAATCTAGTTTTTCTAAACTGGAGATAAAATTTATATCCTGGATGTTATGGTGTTTGAAGTGGTGAAGAGATGCTTTTTTATCTCTTACATACACGGTATCAAAGGAATCAAATAATTCTTTTAGTAAGGATGGATTTACAGAAAATGAATCATTGTGTTGAGAGGAAATATAAATCCTTTTTTATAACCAACAGGTCTTACATAAAATAAAATTGGGGTAGATATAGCAGGGTGGTAGTTATCGTTATTTTGAATAACTTCAATAAATACCTCACTAATGTCTTTATTTTTATT